CTCGGAGGCAAAGAAAGCCTCCCAAACTACCGGGGGGGAGTTACCCCCCCAGCCCGTAACTTCTTAGATCAAGAATACGGGACCCAGCCAACCTTATAAGAAAGGACTCCATCTCGGGGAATAACACCCCCTCGATAGTTCCCAGTCCCATAGGTCGCACAAGCTAGTACAACCTGAGCCTCAAACCTTTGGAATGAGATTACTCTCATTTTGTGGGGTCTAAGGGCTCTGATGTACCTGATTCCGCTGCGCCAACGGCAGGTCCACCGTTCTTCGCTGTCTGCGATGACAACGTCGCCAAGGTCCTTTGGACCTCGGCAAGATCGTACCCTTGTAGGGATGCAATCAAGAACAGAAAACCAAGCGCGCCTACTGAGCGGCTTACCCGTAAGGGCAAGCCGACCGGCAAGAGCGTTGATGCCATTAGCAAAAGCGAAATAGTCTTGAGGTCCATTTGGACACTCCTTGAGAAAGTAAGGGCGAACCGGTTTCCCGGAAAAGAAATCGCCCCCACAGCTCTCCCGGAAGGGAACATCATCGAAAAAGGATTTCTCCAGATTCAATGAGAATCCCAGGAACTCAAGAACCGACTTCAGAGGATGAGCAACATCGGTTTTAACGATGATGTCATCGCCGAACGTGAAGACGTCGCAGCCAAGTAGGCCTAAGCCGCCACACTCGCGTGTAGCAGCACAGGCTATAGCTGCGAAAATAATCGTCTCTAGTTCGAACGTGAAGCCGTTACCCATGCTTGAGAATTTCTCAAGCACGACCCAGCGTCCGTCGATTAGCGTTTTCTTTGACCGAAGGTCATCGAGTGCTTCAAACCAACGCCGGGGTAGCAGGATTTCAACAAGGATCCTAGCTACGGTATCGCTTGCATTCGAGAGGTCGAGAGTAGCAAACTCCCGCGTGACAGAGGATACCTCGGCGACCTGCCGGTGAATATCTTGTGCACGATCCAAGTCCCAACCAGCGTAAGCCTTATAGACAGTGTTACCACTGCCATTTCGGACATTACGCGGCCGCCTTGCCAGGCGCTGCCTCAACTGACGCCCTAAGGCGAGTTGATAAAAGACGTTGACCGACGGCTCTGCAGCTATCGGACGATCCGTCTTTGCAGTTTTTGGAACCGTTGTGAAACGATTTCCAGGGACAAAAGACAACTCCCCATGACGTTGTGCCAAAGCGGCACCCCATTGTGATCCTAACCACTGCGGTAGGACCCAAACGGCGTCACGTGTTAAACTTGGATTAGAAGACATTTTATCGGGCACAGTGGTTTTCCCGCCACGGTTTGAAAAAGTCGCACCTGGTCCGAACCTGCCGACATATAAATCGTCAGGGCCGTAACCTATCCAATCGAGGATTATTTTCCGGACCCGATCTAAAAAAGATCGGACCGCGTCGCTCCCATCGTCGAAGAGACGATTCTCAGGGAGGTATCGACGTAATCTCTCGTTGGTTCGATAGCAGTCACGTTCGCCCTGCCACCATTTCTGGACGGCAGCGGCGCGCTTATCTATGGACGAAGGAAATGTTTCAAGTTTCCTAAGTATCCCTAGAGCAGCAGCGTCGCGGGCGTAACGGTCAGCATCGAGGTACGATCTTGGATCTATCTCCATAGATAAGATCCCGTCCCAGTCACGTTCGCGAAGCTTTATAGCAACGCTAAGTGAAAGGGGCGTTCCTAGGTCCTCTAACAGGAGAGAGACCGTCCGCACCAGCTCATCGGGTAGCAGACTCTGCATCATCGCGCTCCGCTCTTAACGAGGAAGGAGAGATACAGGCAACCACCCATCCTCCGAATCCCAGATGTGATCTGGCAATTCGGAATCACCGAGGACGACAGATCGGTTCCACCAGGAGTACCAAAGGTGAACGACGTCAGAAACGTCGTTTGTCCAATGGATACGAATGGCGGCTCTCCGATACTGTAAGTCATCGATGTAACCGTTACGCCAGAAAAACAGGAGGGAGACGAAAGATAGCGAATTGCACATATCTGTTCCTAAAAAGTTAAGTCGGGGAGTACCCGGCGGCAACAGCCTGCTTCACCAACGTGGCGGCCAGCAAATTCAAAAGCTGGTAAACCTCGTTGATGTTTGCAGCAGGAATCGCCTGGGGCAAAGTGATGATGCCATCTGCCACGATCCGATCCGTGGCCGAGTACTTCGTCGTGGTCGAATCTTGGACCGCGTACGGCATGACGAAGTTAAACTTCATCTGCCTTGCGGTTTTCGGACCGTTCCACGTCGAACTCAGCTTCAGGGTCGGTCGAAGACCGACGGGCAGGCCTGCGGCAGCGCCAGTGTCCTGACGCCACACAGCGGGGGAACCATCACCCCCGGAAGCCGACAGAGCGTCATAGACGATGTCGGTTGTACCGTCGAATTTCTTGACGGTAATTGAAGCCATTGCTGGCATTTTTTGCTTCCTAGATAGGAAAGACTAACGGCCTCCAAGGTTCTGAACAACTAGGGAGATGGCATTAGCTGCCCTCTTCCAGCTGGGAACCTTGAAGGGTTTGACGAATAGCGAAGGCCCTGGAAGGCCTAAGCTTCTGGTCATGTATGCACCCGTGAGCCACCTTTCGCCATACCGTCCGAGTATTACACTCTTTTGGTAGTCGTAAGTGGTACCACGAATGTATAACGTGTTCCAAGCGTTCGTCACACTTAGTCCGTATAGATCGCTTCCATATGAAAGGAAGTTCTCCACCGGGATGAACCAGTCCACGACGAAACTGAAAGGAATCAGCTCCCATGCGACTGTAAACGGGTTTACCAGACCCAAGTTATTGGCGAGGTAGAGGTTCGGATTTGACACCGTAACCTCAGCCCCTGTCTTGCCGAGTATCGTGCCTTCCCAAACGGTGCGTGAAGCCTCGTTCGGGAAACTGCCGGAAGTGGAAGTATTTTTGTACATCCCACCGACAGCCTTTCCAATGGGCAAAATTGCCTTAATCGGATTCTGTAGCACGTCGATAGCCGAATGGATATCCTTTATCATCGGACTCCATCCAAAGCTGTACTCGAGCCATACATTTGCAAAACCCTTAGTAGTTCCTTTCGGTTGAAAGTCCCTTCTAAGGATTGCAGACGCACGCCCGAAATCAGCCTTTCGCACCGCACGGATCAAGTCTACGATCTGTAGACCTCTCTGTGCGATCATAGCTGCGGACTTTTCGAGCTCAACAAGAAAAACGCCCATCGCGCTTTTATCCGACACCTGTCCTCTCCAACTCTCATACGAGCCAGTTCTGGCCGCGTCTAAGTAGTTTTGAGGCACGTTGTTCTCCATCCAACTAACGGAATTAGCAAGAGGAGCGAAGAACTGTTGCTGTCCGACTGCATATCTTAAATCGGCATACCTGCCGATAAAAGGCAGCGGACGATCAATAGGCTTCGCCTGCTTGTAAACCCGTTTGTCGTGATAGTGAGTAGACGTGGTGACCGTTTTAATAAACGGCCCAGATGTAGGAGCAACCATAACGGTCTCGCATAGAATGGTTAAGGACACTTACTTGTCGTCATATGGTATACACCATTTACGGGCAAGGCCTTTAGCCGAACGACGCGAACCCGGTACGCTGGCTGTTGGTTAGAAGCCAGATTCACCACCCTTCCAGAGATGGCATAGGCACGGTAAGATAAGCCAAATGAATGGCAGATTAAGGGCTCTACAATAAAGTAAAGGGACCAAAACCTCCCCACGCTTTTAAGGGCGTAGAGTTATCTAGCCATGTCTAATAGCAGTTATCTCTGTCAAGTTGACACAAGGTCGTGTTAACAGACGACTGCTACCACTTGTCAGTAAGACAAGTTCGGTGAGGGATCCTTGCTAAAGGGATCAAACTTTTTGCCATAAAGCATTGGCCAGAAGGAGATCTCACGACCTCTCCACCGAGAAGGCACCCCGTGAG